AATATTAATTGTCGTAGCGCCATATTTAAATGAGTATCGAAAGGTTAGTTATGGATAGCTAGTTTAGAGCGCCATCATAATGCACCTAGCTAGCACACAATGGCTTGTTTAAAGCATGAAGCGCATAGATAGGTCTATAGGTGCAATTAAATCCCTTTTCATGTGTAGAAAGGATTACCAATCATAACTAATTGTTTTTAATTGGATTAGTTCGGATTTAGAAAGGATTCGATGAAGTTCGCACTACGATTGATAGTAAAAACAACAATTCAACATTTGTACAAATGTTGAAAATGAAATATATTGAGACTGCCAACAAGGCATAACCGACTAATGGAGATAGACACCATGGCAAAGATAGTAGCCATAGCAAACCAAAAGGGTGGTGTGGGAAAGACCACCACAGCAACTAACTTAGCTTGTCAGCTTTATTCAGAAGGTGACAACGTTCTCTTGGTTGATCTGGACCCGCAAGGCAGCGCAACGGATTGGTCAGCAGAGCAAACCAGTGATGACACGTTCCCTGTAATCCAAATGGGTAAAAACTTACCTAGAGACTTACCAAAAGTTTCACGTGGGTACGACTGGGTAATCATCGACGGCGCCCCACAAGTAGCAGACTTGGCAGCAGCAGCAGTAAAAGCAGCTGACGTGGTGCTAATACCATCTACACCGTCACCATACGATATTTGGGCATGTGCTGACCTTGTAGACATTATCAAAGTTAGACAAGAAGTAACTGATGGACGACCAAAAGCTGCGTTCCTGGTTACCATGGCCATCAAAAACACTCGTTTAAGTCGTGAAGTTAAAGAAGCGCTTGAGGGTTATGAGTTGCCTGTGTTCGATTCACAAACAACTCGCAGCGTAGTTTATGCAGAAACAGCCAAAGAGGGCGGCAGCGTTGTCCAGCTGGACAAAGACCACCCTGCAGCCTTTGAAATTCGTCAAATTGCTAAAGAATTAAGAGCATTTATCAATGAGTAAACCACTATCAATCAAAACAAGTCGCAACCGCAGCAACTCAGGCAAAGATTCAGCCATTGATGCTGTCACAGCTGATGACTTCCTGACTGGTCCAGTGAGTAATGGGCGCTTTGATGTGGATAAACGAATCCATAAGGCTCTTAAAAACCTGGCGAATACCACCGAAACGGAAAATGGAAAATCAGTCAGTATGCGAATGCTAATGACAGAAGCCTTACTTGATCTTTTTGATAAGTATGATGATGGGAAAGGTAAGTATCCGTTTGACCAGGATGAAGAGTGGTCATGGAAAGATAAGTAAGTAATGAGGCGTGGAGAGTCAGGCTGCAACCTCACTCTCCACAGGAACACAATAAACCGACTAAGGAAATATTATGTCTGCACAAGAGTATAACACTGTGCGCAGCTTAAAGCTGCATGAAATTCAGACCAACCCTGCCTATAAAGCTCTGGTTCGCCAGTATGCTCAGCAATACTGTCATGGCTTCATGCGTGATGCTCTGATGAAAATAGCCGCTTAGGGGGATGTATGTTGCTATTGAAAAAGCCTGAAGTAGATGAACTGGAAGTGATAACTCAAGTTCGCTCTGTATGCTGTAACTGTACCGTTGAAATTACCATTCCTGTACCAACCAAAGAAGCAGCAATACAGCTTCAGAGGCTAGGTTGGCGTGCTTACGAGACAGAAGATGAAACTGGAGCAAATGTTTGCCCTGATTGCGTAAAGGGGTTGTTATTGATAGAGGAAGAGGAAAAGCAGAGGAATTATGGGAAGTGGTGCGACACAATGGACCGCTTAAAATCGGAGTGTGGCTGCCCTGATTGTGGTGGCAGTTTATTAGGATAAAAAAGGCCCCATTGCGGGGCCTTTCGTTTAATTACTCGCTGGCAAATCACTCTGACACTTAGGACACTTTACGGCCTTGGTGCTTATCGAACTGTCGCAATAAGGACATTTCTTTTGCACCAAGGACGAAACCATCCAAGTTGATAAGAGATAAACGATGATACCGACAAGAACGCTAAGCCATGAAAACCCGAATACCATCAGAGCACCGAAAATGAGTGCAATAACGATAAACTGGATCAGGTAGGCCAATACGGACATTACTACATCCTTATAAATATCAAATTAATTCTTTGTACTCTCTAAGCTGTAAATATTCAAGTTCAAAGGCACCAGAAGCTGAAGAACCATTACTGAAAGAGCCGCCGCAATAGCCCGTAGCAATTTCACCAACCACGGCAGGGTCAGTGATTAAACCCTCGTAAAGCTGACTTAAATCCGCTCTGAGCATTGTTACTTTTAGTGTGTAGTCTTGCAGCAACTGCATTTTAATAAGCAGTGTCTTATCTTGTACCTCTGAAATATCCACTCCCGTTTCAAGTAGTGGCGGAGTACCACCATTGACAGGACTTAAGAACGCAAAACGAACGTAAGGGGGTGGACTTGTGTTCAAATAGAAAAAGAACACTCCTGCGGATGAAAAGAGGATATCTTTATCATACTCTGGCGGATAGCCTGCTGAATCATCCATTTTATTCCATGACAATACCACCCCAGTACCGGATGGGAAATTCGCCTGAAAACGAAACTCGACTGTATCACCTGGTTTTTTCAATGAATATGTATTAAATCCATGCAATGACGGCGACACGATGTTTCGAACGTAGTTTTTAGGCGTTCCCGTATCTACAGGTGGATGGATAACTCGACCTCGACCTGCAACAACATCGCGCCAATGTGCTTTATCCATGTAGCTAAAGCCATAATTGTGATGCATTACCGGAAGACGGTTTTCTTGTCTGTCAGCGATAAAATCTAACCACCCCACCGTTAAATAGCCGGTGATAGCTCCGCTATCAAACAGATTTTTAGCTGTGGCTGGCATCACAAGACGGATGCGGTTTAAGCCGTAACGCAACTTCCCAAGAAAACAAGGAAAGTCTGAACGGCCACCACCAGTAGTTCCAATGCATTCTGGCGAAACATCATCAAAAATCGTTTCTTTGTGATAGTCGTTTGAGGTAAATAATTGCGCCTCGATTACAAAACGTGGCAAGTCTTCACGGTTCGCTAGGTGAAAAGACATTCTCGCATCTTTATAAGCTCGATATATCAGCGAGTGATCACGGCGCTCGTTCCATACCCAAAGGTCAATGACATTTTTTCCTAATACCTTATCAATGTCGTTACTTTCTATCACACCATTTTGGTATAGCTTATTAGCGCCACGCACTGGATCGGCAGAACTAATGTCATTGCGACTTAATGTGTAACGTACTGCAGAATGAACTACATCAAAGCAATGACGGTCTTCATTCAACGTCGGCACATTTTCACGCTGTGCCGTCTTAAATAAAAACTCAGCTTTTTTTAGATGACCAATATCATTAAGATGCAATCCATCACTCGATGCGCTCGCAAAGCATACCTTATCACCATTAGTATAAATCCAATGTTTAATTGCTCGGTTTATATCAATGAACTCAATACCATACTCATGAGATAAGCGGCGTTTTACTTGGTCAATAAGTTCACTTACTTCACCATTATTTCCATAGTCTCCTGTTTCTGCAGTATTGTTGCTCGGAGGGCATGACATCAGCGCTGGTTGCACACCACGAGCAAAAGCATCAAGAATGAGTGCTTGATTTTCTATATATGTGCGACGCTCAAGAAGTTCAGCATTCTCTTTGTACGAGTCATTCAAACCGAACATGATCCCCATCCATTCGACATCTGAATAAGTGGCATTACCATAAACTGCATTATGAACGTTATCGACAGCCCATCCGTCCTGCGCCTGCTTACCACGGTATCCCGCGTTATAAACACGGACCAGATTGTTAGCATGAAACTCGCGCAATATGCGCTGTAACACATTCGGGTAGGCGTTAGGCACTTCGGTGTCGTCATGGTCATACACCAGATCGTCAGGCACATCACCATTAACCAAACGATTGATATTCCAAATCGTCGCTAAGTTCTCACCGTCTAATGTAGTCACGCGACCATCAGTGGTGGAGTCACCAAAAAAACAGACTGGTGCTTTCTGTCCTGCCGCCCATCGTGCTGCTTGGCCTTGTAAAGATGTTAAACGAGAAGGTTTATTGAATTTCACCCCAAGATTTAAAAGTTCTCTAATTCTCACCGGGCCTTGCTTATCTGGCTGCCAACCAGCCTGGCGGGGGCTAATGGTTAAATTGCGGCGCACCCAAAAACCGCTACCAACAGCAAACACGGTCGCGTCATTAGCAGCGTGAGGTGCTGACAACATCCAAATTAACGAGCCGCCGCCGCCATCACCTTCTGCGTGATAGCCTAATAGCTCGATTTGCTGGCCCTCCTTGACACCTTCCACTCTCTTAAGTTGGTCAACATTAGCAATAACCGAAGCAAAGCGTTGTGTGGTCCATTCTCGGCTGGCACCTGACAGACGAACCGCATCATGAGAGTCACCGTTTGTATCGGTAATGCGGAGAATATCCCCTGACGTGATCACGAAGTCATCAACAACAAAGGCTTTTAAGCCGTCTTCCATTTCCCAGGTTCCACCCATCGCTAACAGTTTTGGATACTGATGCTTTGAGTTTGGGGTCAATGTAATTCCGGCGATCAAATCTGTTGGCTTTCGACCAAACACATCTTCCAGCGTTGAAGATTTATCCGCTGTGTAAGGTATCCAACTTTCATCTGGACCGCTTGCGTCCATCACTGCCGGTACAGACTTAGGCAAATAAGTGTGGTTATCTGTCCAACGACGCTGCTGATTAATATTGTTCTCTGATTCCCCTAATTGCCACGGTTTCACACCCAACGATTTGATGCTCAGTGAGTCTCGCTCGTTCTGCCAATCTTCACGGATAACAGCGCTTTCATTCTGAAACTCAGTTTGCAGCCGTTGTGATTCATCCCCCCAATCTTTCTGCATTTTTTGTGAGTTTTCATCCCACTCACGGCTAATTTTGGGAAATGACTTCTTGTGTCCAGAGCCGGTTTCAACATATCCGTCAGTATTGGCAATTTTTTCAACCACGTCACTGGCGCTTTCGTATTTTTTCACCGCCACTTCGGTGCGTTGTTCAATGTTCTGAGTCATGGATTTACCCCATAAAAAAGCCCAGCACTATGGCTGGGCATTCATCATTGTTTATTGTTAGGCGTAGTTATCAACGCGAGGATCGTCCTCCACTGCCTGACAACCAACCTCAAATTCACTTTTCTGTTTGACCTGCATCAAGATACAACGCTTATACATCTTCTCTGCTTGCCCAAACATATATTCACTCGGCTTTTGACCTTGCTCACCAACGGCATAAATAGGTTCAGTTGGCTCATCAATCAAAATGACAATATCTGGTACTTCTGTTTGCTCAACACGGTACGGACCATGAATGCCTGAATTACCTTTGTTAAATATCAAGTAATGCGGCTTACCCACCTCCCACTCAAGCAAACCTGTAAGCTGAAGGTACTGGTTGCCATCATCAGCATTCAGTTTTTCAATTACCTGACCAGACGAGCCCCAGCACAATGCATCATGAGCAACCGGAACAACATCACCATAATTTGACTCCCAGCCATCCAAATCTGTCGTGAAATCAATATTAGTGCGGCGATATGCCTGAACGGCTGCATGAAATAACCCCTCACGTTCGGCCTGCTCTGCATTGGTAATAAATGGCACCTTTAATGGCTTAGGGTTATATCCATCCTGTCCAGGAACGGTGCAAAGCATTGTCTCTGACTTTCTCGATTCAGGGTTAAACCACTCAACCTCAACGCCATCATAATCATCGTCTTCCAACAAACGAATATCGGCTGAAAAACTATCTGAAGTCATATTCACTGGAGAATAAGGTTTACACAGCGCCTCTCTTGGCTCATCTCTCCACATACTGACAGAGCCAAAATCAATCCGAGGATAAGCACGGCCAGTCTGTAATAGTTTGCCTAGGGCATCCCAAAAGGCTGTGGGTTGATCGAATAGACCATCACAAGTATCTCCTCGCTCATTCCACTTATTGCGATAAGCCAATAACGTATCTAGGTCAATGGCATCATCAACCAAAGCTGCGCCGTAAACGCTATCACGACAGGCATCAATCACGGCATCAGCGATTGAGCGAGTGGCTTGCTCTACATAACTTCCATCAGGCTGACGAACGGGTAATATTCGCGTGCTATCGCACCAATACTGTTGATTAGCTTGCTGGCTTAGAGCATTGGTAGCTTTGATTTTTAGCGTGATGATGGTTTCTTTATCATTACGGTAAGTATGTTGAAGTACCGATTTCAGCCCCATCCATTGAATTTCATCAAAGATACGGGTTGAATCCACAACAGTGCTCAACCGCCTGCAACCGATCTCCCAGCGACCAGGACCCAAACCCATTTCTTCTTTTAGCCAAAGGGTTAGACGTTGAGGGGTGTTGTCTGCCTTTTGCAAACTCAAGTTTTTTGTTGTGTAAGCGCCATTTGAGCCCGCTGGACGAGCACGAACTTGCCACTCGCAGGTTCTATTGACGATTACGCCTTTATTGTTCATTTCCCCTAAACCACGAGGAAATAAGAAATCTAAACCAATATCAAGTGACTGCGCATCACTAGGAACGGCCAAGAAATTACCAACCCATTCAGCCTCTCGATCACGTTCTAAAACAGAGAGTTGAGCCGTTGGGCTATCAATAGAAACAAAACCTCCCCAATTAGGTACCTCTTCCAAAGAGTCAGAACTAACCAGGGCCAAGGTTCCATCAGAATCTTTGCAAACATAAGTACCATCGTTTCCAATAGCCTCATGAATACGAACAAAAACCCCTGTCATTGGCTCAAAGTTGGTAACCTCACTTCCACCATCTGTGCGAACTCGAATACGATTTCCAGCTAACTTAGCTGTCACGATATAAGTGCCAGCATTAACGCCAGCACCAGTAATAATGATCCGCATGCCTACATCAACGACCCCCCAACCTAATGGGTTTTCAATTTCATCTGGTAAATCTTCTGGATCGATTAAATCCCCATCATCGCCCATATCATGGAAATTGATATTGCCATCAAATAACAGACTAGTTTGAGTGCTAGATGTGATCACGACATGCTGACCCGCATTCCATGGCCAATCATCCTTTTCCCATGAGGTACGAGTATCATCCTTGCCGTATCGACGTGAATACTGAGACCAAAGCTCAACACGTTTACCTCTGAATCTGGCCTCCTGACTTGTGGCCTCTGCAACCCAATCCGATGTCACACCATCAAGCTTTAAACCACCCTGACCATCTGCAGAACCGACTTCTTTTGACGTCCAGACAATATGATTAAAGTGATCAACCGTTTCACCTGGAGCGTAAACCCGAACTTCAATATCAGGATTATTCTGAGAGATTGGCGTTTCACCAATGTAGTGCTCATAGAACAGAAACTTGCCAATCCCTTTTGAAAAGGTCTGGTAGTAATACTGCTCATTGTCCACGTACTCCCACCAGTTTGGTGCGATAATGTCAGGATAGTGCGGCATCCGGCCATATTGCACGGGTACAGGGTTTCCAAGCTTTGGCTTATTCCCTTGCCCATTGTAATTATAAACTGAGCTGGCCTGCTGAGTATCAGCGTTAGAACTTAAGTCTGGCATCTGGCTATACATATACACAGCCGATGCCACAGACACCGCCAGCGCAGCCCAAATAACCCAATCAATACCAAACCCTAAAGCTGGACGAATGCTCACTACATCATTTTCACCAATGATATGGTCAAAATTATCAAGCTCTTTAAAGTTGCACGTCGCCTTTAACTTACCAGTTGCAGGTAAATGTTCAGATAACCACTGTGAAAGACAGGTGCCAGATTTCACTGAATGTAAGGTGTAATCATCCTTTCTTATCGGATGATGGAATTGGACGATATGTGGCATGTCGGTAATACTCCACAGCATCAAATCGACGCCGGAACTGGTTTAACGGTTCAATCTTAATGGTTCGACCAAGCGTATGAATGACATAGCCCGGCGCTTGCTCTGTGCTATACACTCCGCAATGCCAGTGGTCACCTCGGCAGGCTACGACCATACAGCCATGCTCTGGCTGAGCAATCGGCTCAAGAACTTGCCCTTGATAACCTTGCATCAACTCACCTGCTTCATTGGCCGTAACAAACTGATTGGCATGAATGGGTAAGTCTTCCAACTGGTAAAGAAGTTGCCAGGCGTCACGCACAAGCAGCGCACAACCATCTGGCGGATAATGCCCTGCAGGCAAAGAGCGGAAATGAGAGATCATAAAAACTTCAGTCCTGGATGAGTGGTTGTGGTGTAAATGCGGCGCATGAAACGGCGGTTAGTTAAGTCTTTCCAACTGTTCGTTAAGCTAACAGCCATGACGGTAACTTTTGCAGCAGAGGTTGTAAGGCGAATTGGCTTATTTCTTGGCTTACTAAGGTCATCGGTATCGTATTCACGGTAAACGCTGACCACTGGTGTAATAGGTTCATATCGTTTAGCTGCTTCAATGGCTTTCACCAGAGTAAGATCAGTGTTTGGCGCTGCTACCGTCAGGGCTTCTTGCCCTGTAGTGGCTTTATCTGGTAACTGAAACTCAAACTGTCCAGCGGTAAACCATACCCATTCACCCGTTTCTAATCCGGCTTCTAGATCCACGTTATCTTTTACATAACGTAAAACCCCGCCGGGTAAGGCGGGGTGTTTAAACTCTAGAGTGGAGATAATCATTAACTCCCCTCCTTAATATCCGGTGTTTCATTTACAGCAAGCTCTGCAGAAAGTGCTGCTTTCTCCAGACCAGATAATGTATCCCTTGACAGAACACGAGCCGTGTAACGCTCCAGCTTCAATGCTCTGAATGCCTGCACCTTGGCTTTCAACTCCCAAACAGAGCCGTAACCACTGCGCATTTGCTTCAGCACGAAAGGGCTGTCTTCACCAGGTGTAGCCGTAAACTGGCACTTGTGGGTTTCTAGATCATAGTCACCGGTTCGCAACGGCATATAGAACCACTCAACACCACCATCTAACTCATTAAACACCCAGCTTTCAAACACCTCCTTTTGTTCACCCGTAAACCTAAAAGTCAAGGTGAACTCTGCAGGTGCCGTTCTGGCGCGGCGGCGCATGGTTGCTAAACCCAAATCCATTTTTGAACGGATAACGGTTTTGCCGTGCTGGTACTGATAGCCCTTACTACCTGGTAACGGCAGCAATCCGTTATCAAAGTATCGACATGGGTATTTGAGGATGTTGGGGTTCAATGCCGCCATCATTTCAGGCGTTATTGTCCCTATCACTTATATCCTCCTGGTTTAACACCAAGCTTTTGAGAAATGTAACTGATGTACTGACCACCACTGTTGGCATCTTTCATCATGATGCTGATGATCTTCTTCTCATCGTCAATTTCAGCACTTGTTCCTGGTGGTGCTTCATTGATGATAATTTGCCAAGGTTGAGCCATTGCCATGTTGCCGTTCGCCACCATTTTCTGGCTGTAAGCCATGGTTGGGTCATTGGCGGCAAATCGCTTGGAGTACATGGCCATGATGGTTTTATACATCTGGTCGATCTGCTTGGCTGAGTAGTTGGTATAAACCCTCTCGCCTTTGTTTAGCAGCCAAGTACCCTCTGCAGGTATTTCACTGATACCATCGTGCGCCATACCTGCGATTGCCTGCCCCATAATGAGACCAGCACTTGCAGCGGCTAAGGCTCTGATGGCAGTAGCCTGACCGACACCCGCAATCGGACCTAAACCGATAGGAGGCGGAGCCAAGGCAGCAGTTGCAGCAACTTCACCTTGCATGTAGACCTGAGCAGCAGCCATTGCTTTTTGAGCAGCAAAGGCGGCTTTCTGGATGAAAGAGCCCTCTTTAGCGGTTTGTTCAATAAGAGAAAGACCTTGAGACGCCAAACCGAACTTCATTGAAAGCACTTGTTGTTCTAAGCGCTGTTCTGTTGCCGCTCGTTGCCGCGCTGCTTGTTCTGCTTTTCTGGTTTTCTCGTCTTCCTTACGAGTAAAAGCGTCTATTTCGCGTTGAATAGCTTCATCTTGTTTACGCTGGAACTCTTCCTGCTCAGTAGCGTAAAACTCCTTCTCACGCTCCTTGTACTCTGTTTTCAAGGCTTCCATGGTGTCATAACCACGGCGAGCCAATTCCTGCTCTGATAACTGCAAAGCATCTATATCTGCTAGGCGCTGCTCATGAGCCAGTAAGAGCTTTTCACGCTCACTGGCATACTGCGTATCCAAAGCAGATAATCGGGAAGCACCTGCTGCCTGCTGTCGCTCTAACTCGGTATTTTTCGGTGGAGTGTCACCGCCAGAACCATCATCATCGTTGGCTCCACTGCCACCAAGAGTTGAGTAATCAAAGTTGCTGGACCAACGTTTTTGCTGTTCCACTACCTTATCGTTCAGAGCTTTTAGCTCATCACGCTTCATGCCAAGATCACGCTGCAGGTTAAACCACTCATTTCGGCTCTTACCGAAAGGGTTAATACTTGGCAATTTATTAAGGTCTACACCTTCGTATTCTTTGAGCTCTTCCTGCAGCTCGATCATTTCACCGAATATTTCACGGTGCTTTTCGCGCATAGAAGTGCCAGAAAAGACATTCAGCGTGGCCGTAGCCATACCAAAGGCTTCAATCTGGTTGGTATAATCTTTAACGCCTTTTGCCATTGCATCCACGAACGTGTTTACATCGTCCATGGCTGGCAGCAGGCTATAAGTTACTTGGCGAGATAAGTTACTAAACGCTCTTCCAAGCTTCAGTTCCATATCTGCTATTTGCTGATCCATCTGCTTGAACTGCTGGATGTCGTATTTCGACATCGCCACGTTCAAATCATCATATCGTTGGGTCAGCTCATAAAGGCGCTCACCTTTATTTTCCAATAAAGGCATCAAAGCCGATGCATCATTCGCAATCGACTCTAAATAGAAGATTTGCTGCTTCATCGGCACGTTGGCCTGATCCATTGCGTCTTTAACTGCAATTAACGCTTCAGGACCAGCCATTCGCTGCAGTTCGGCAACAGTCAAACCAACTTTTGGAGCAACTTGTTCAAAAAAGTCTTTAAACTCACCGCCGCCAGTTGCGGCATAATCACCAAGCTTGTCGTTCACATCCTTGAGGATGTCTGCCATCTTATCCCCAGCAATGCTGTACTGCTCTGAGGCATAAGATAACGACTGAATTTGTTCAACTGAGACCTGAGCAACGGTTGCCATTCGCTCAATCTCACGGGCTTGTTGGGCGCTCTGGCGTACAAGGTACGTACTAGCTGTAACTGCAGCACCGAATCCCGCGGTGATCATCCCAGTAACTTTGAGTGTTGCAGAGCCAAACTCTTTAAAGTTGGTTCCAGCTACTTTCAATTGCTGGTCAAAGTTACCCGTGGAATCATTAGCTGCTTTGGCTTCCTTGGTGTAGCCACGCAGCATCTTTTTGGCATAATCCACATCTTTCTGAAACTTGGCAGAATCAGCATTGAAGCGGATATTGAAATCAGCTATTTGGGCACTCAAAGCGCATACCTCCAGCTGATTCACCCATGGCCATCAGCTCTTCATCTTCATATTCACGGGGTTCTTCTGGCTCGCCAGTGGTTGGCAAGAAATCACGATAGGAGACAGGTGGGTCTAACTTCACTCCGGAGCTCATGGCCGTAACATTCCAGTTAGCAGCGCACAATACGGCAAAGCGCCAATTGTCCATCTCTCTGGTAAAGCCGTGCTGTGCAAAATGCTCTTGCCATTCCACTACAGCTTCACCACTAATGGATGCCAACATGGTACGCCAGCACACTTGCCCGAACTCACGGGCAAGATCCATAGCAAATTCCCTTTCAGCCCGAATTAACCTTTTGGGTCAGCCGGCTCCGATTCTTTATCTGAGTCAGCCGACTCTTCTGTTTCTTCTTCTGGCTCTGGCAATGGAATACCTGAGAACTTGGCTATCTCATCATGCAGCTCTTTCACCTGATCTGGCATCATAGATGACATGATGTATTGATGGCGTTCTTCCAAGTCATCAATGTCAAACTTGATTCCGTACGCAACAAGGCGAGATTGCCCCATAAAGCTCAAGCGCTCCCACTTTTTAACCACAGCTGACATCGCTTCATAATACTGATTAAGCTCTTTATCAGAGGCATCTTCAGCTGGTTTATCTGGAACGTCAGGCTTAGGCAAATCTGAGCAATAATCCAAAAAGTCATAACGCTCTAAACCTGACAACTGTGTAATCGTGATGGTTTCATCACAAAACGGGACATTCTTAGTTTTTAAAAACGACTTCATCTAATTACTCTCCTTGCTGAGCAGGTTGAGCTTGCTCAACAATCAGTTCTTCCGCCGTTTTCGGTTTACCGACAGATTTGATCTTAATGCTTCGAGTCATTTTCTCTTTGATGGCCACAGCCTTACCCAGAGAATTGATATAGCCATACCAAACATCGACAGCCCCATTTGGGTACTTCGCTCGGTAATAAGTCACTACGTCATTGTTAACGTCACTGACCAGTTTTTGCTGACCTGATTCACCTGGCATCCACGCAAGAGTGGCAGTCACTTCACCTGCTGATTTAGTGCCAGGAGAGGTTTTAGACCAATCTGCATCAACGTCATCAAGGTAATCGTCTTCTTCATCTTCAACCGTAATTTCACCTGGTTGCAGTTCACGAACTTTCGCCAGCTGATCCCACTTGGTATCTTCGATGTAATCAGCAACCACTGTTACTTCTTGATCATCTTTAAGGCGCCAGAACGTAGTGCCTGCGCCCTTGGTTGGGGTGGTGTTTGACATCAATCTGTCTCCATTTCAATGGTAAATGTTAAAACCAAGGAGCCCCACGGGGCGCCATCTTCTCGTACATATGAGAAACCTGCACGATTGCACAAGCTGAGCAGACCGCTTGCTTTATAGCCACGACCGATAACATCCAAAACCTTTTCACTCAAAGTATCCAGATCGTCATCAAGTTGATTGGTGGCTAAGTCCATAATTTCCACGACCAGCACTGCGCTCCATTCTTCATCATCAAAGCTCTGGCCTGTGGGTTCACCTTCCGTCAGGTAAACAGAAACTGCTGGCACTTCTAAATATCCAGTTTCACCGTCATCACTGGCGGTCACTGGCTCACCTCGACCAGAGAAGTAGGCTGCAATAAGTGGCTGACCTCCACCATCAATCAAGTTGGCTTGCAGATCTGATATAACCTGCTGGCGAATTTTTTTATTAATTTCCACGCCCTACTTCTCTCCTGATCACAAGTCGGATTTGCTGCCCCATGGCATAAGAAAGCTCTTTCGGCATATCCGTCTTCATGAGCTTTTTGCTATTCGTTTCAAAGGCAGTGGTTATTTCATTCTTAATCGGAATTGCACACATCTTGATTGGATAACGTGCCTCACTGGTACGTTGCATGATGTGCCATTTGCCATTCTTCAACTTTTGAAGAAAGGCATTTTCAAATTTGTGTTTACCCACTTTGATAGACGTATAACCCGATATTTCACGCTTGGTATAACGACCATCTTTACCACGGGTAGCACTTTGAACCTGGTAACGTCCCTTCTTTCGACGGATTTGGGTACGAGCTTCACCTATGTGAATTGCGGGAATATCTGTGCGCCTTACTCGGACGTAAGCAACAGGCTGTTTTGGTGAGGCTTTTTTGGATACTCTGGCATAGCGCCGGATGATTTTTTGCTGAACTCTGACCGCCTTGGACGTGTCTTTAACTGAGTGACTGATTGCCCGGTTGGCGATCCGGTTAATTGCCATAGAACTGGCACGAGGTACCGCTTTTTCATCCAGAGCGCTCAGGTTTTTCACTGCAGTTGACAGTTGGCGGTCTAGTTCATTCATTTCAAGTCAAAACTAATTAAGCCATCATGGTATTCAGGAACGTCAGCAACCACATGGCTGCGACCTTTATAGGTAACCTTGTCACCCTTGCGAACCTTAACACCTGATGAACTGGAAATAGACAAACGGGTCACATTAGCGGCCATCATCCCAAACTGGTCTTGAGATGTATCTTGGACCACCTCAGCAGATTGACCCGCAATGACGGCTGACTCTCCGAATGCGCCAAACAAGGCAGCATCCATTTCAGCCACTGATTGAGACCAATTACTCATCTTCGTCTTCTTCTACTTCAAGCTCGTCTTCTGGAATCCAGACGGCTTTCTTTTGACCAACTAAAGATCGGGCTTCGGACGGTGTAATGTCGCAGCCTTGACCAACTTCAAGAGCTGTTTCTGGTTTCAATAATCGACCATGACAACGAAATGGTTGTGTAACTAAAATTGCTTTAACTGACATTTCATTTCTCCAAATAAAAAGCCACTCAGTTGAGTGGCTTAGCTAATGGTTTTGTTAATTACGCTGCTGGTTTTTTACCCAAGCAGAAAGAGGCTGGATGACGAACGGTTACGTCAGCATCTTGGAACGCAACGACACGCAAGCGACCTTTCGCGCTGTGAGTGTATGGGTCAATAGTAAGATCCAAACCGCCCCACAGACCAATCAGCATTTCAGACCACACACCAAACCAGTAATCACCGTTGTTGATCTGGTTAGAGATATGCGTGCCGTAGCCATTCACTGTGTTGCCACCTTCCCAGATAGGCGAACCATTAGTATTAGCGAACTTCTGAGTCGTCTTACAGTGACCACGGCCAGTAGCATTCATCATGTAAAGCATGGAGCCAACATCAGCATTATCTGCAGTGATTGCTGTTTCCATTCCAACAATCTCTTGGAAAGTTGGATTTACTGCAGCAAAGTCCACACCGTTCACGCCTGTGATATTAGCCAGACCAAGCGGCTGATCGCCACCTGTACCATACAGAGCTGCTTTATCAATGGTCAAAGCCAGAGCTTTAGCAATATCTGCACGAGCCAACATTTCAACATCTGGTGAAGACTGCATCAGCATTTTACGGGTCATTTCTACCAGGGCCGCACAAGTACGGTTCTGCAGACCACGCTCACCAAAAGTGATTTCAGACAGCGTTGCATCCACATCTTCACCAAGCCAGTAACCCGTTGCGCCACCTTCTTGAGTCGGGATGGACAAATCACCAACCAGTCCGGTCAGTGTGGTGGCGTAGTTCATAACTGCTGACTTGTTGTAAAGCATGTCAATGAAGCTGCCAGCCATATGATCAGTTGCTACCAGGTTACCACCTGAACCACTCTTGCTCACTGGCGCTGCTGCTCGAAGAACGTCATTAGGCACGATAATGCCTTGGGCTTCACGCTTCATTTTGTCTGCGGCTGCTTCTGAGGCTTCAAGCTCAAAGGCAGCTGCTCGACGGTACTTCTCATTCGTTGGCTGAGAAAGGTAACGCAGAACATTCAGGAATGAATACTGGCGAATTTCATTGTCAGACAGACCGATGTCAGGGCTATCAGCTACCGTCGGCGTTGCACTGCGTGAGCCAGCTGGCTGACCACCGTTTTCACCTGCAGCATCAAGAAGAGCACGCTGGTAGTCTGCTGAAGTCTTCGTTTTATCACGCAGGAAAGCGTTAGGATCAACACCACGGCTACCGTATTGTTCAAATAGGTCCAGAATGTCACGAACACGGTTTTGCTCTGCTTCTGCACCAGCCTGACGTTCAGTGTTAGCTTCTTCGATGACTTCCAGCACTTCTACAATTGCACCGTCTTCATCAACTTTTGCACGCACCAAGCGGCCACTGGCATCACGCAGGATTTTTTCTTTCATAGGATTGCTCCGATTATCAATTTCAGGTTCATTTTCTGCTGCGCCAGTTGGGAGGATGATCCCCATATCACGCAGATGGTTTTGATATTTGGTTGTATCTAAGCTGCGCCCTACTCCAACGGAAGGGTCAGCAGGAACGGTGACAAAAGAAAGCTCAAACGGCTCCCAATCTGTCACACGGTAAGTGCGGACATCATCCTCATCACTCTCAAGCACCATCGCATGAACGATGTAACCGATAGAGACATGTTTACGGATGCCATCCTTAACGTCTTGCCAAATTTCCTCAGCTCGTGGGCTGGTACCGAACCGAACAACTGCACGACCCTTACCCTTTTCAACACGAGCTGATTCAATAACCCCAACTAGGTCATCCCAGTCGTGGTTAACTAACGCTGAGGCTCCCGCCTCAAAACGTGCCATTCGTACCGCACCAGAGGAATGATCAAGCACTTCATAGCCAAACCATCGTTCCACTGGGTATTCACTGGAGAAAGCCAGCTCAACCGTGCGGTTTTCTTCATCCACTGACTCAACCGTGTAGTTTCGGTACACAGGCTGACCAGCGATCTGACGAATCAGATCACTAGCTGTCAGTGTCTTCTTCTTCTTGCTCACTTTGATTTACTCCTGCAGGTTGTGCGGTGGCTTTAATTCCAAGAATCTGGAGAATCATTTCATCGGGAATACCCTCTTCTCTCATGGCTTTGATGTCTGCGGCGTAGCCTTTCCAAACTTCCACAGGATCACGTCCAGATTCTCGGATAGCTTCACCTGGTGACTTGCGCCCATTTGATTGAGCTTCAGTAATAGCTTTCTCTTCTTTCAGCGGGTCTACCCATTCCCAACGACGAGCCTGCCACTCAACCTCTAGGAACTTACCTAGACGGCTAGCGGGTATTGGCTTTCCATTGGTGTTAATGACTTTTCCAGCTAGAAGGGAATACTGCAGCCAACGCTCATAAATGCGCTGGCAAACAGACTCAATGAACCATTCTTGAAGCTCTTTCCATCCATCACGCTCATCGAGCTTGCCTTGACGAATTGAGCTGAAATTCACACCTTCCAGATCATTGGCGAATGTGTTGTAAGCAATACCTCCGCCTGTGGCGATACCACGCAACATATGCTTAGAAAATGTGGCAGTTTCCGTTGATGGAAAATCTGGAGCGTAATCCACTGGCTCAAAGCCTGGCGGTAAGGTCACTACCGTATTGGCTTCCAGCTCAATTTCTGGCTCTTCAAAATCTTCCCCATCATCTGGTTCATACACATCAGGGTCTGCTTTCAGCACCATAGTTTTACTGGCACCTGCACGAGCATTGACCACTGAGGCTTCTTCAAACCCTGAAAGGTTACGCATTCGACTCAAAGAACTGTGATTCCATGGAATGCCACGGAATTGCTCTGGATGCTCTTGGTCATAGATGTGCAGCATGTCCTCAGCAGGAACACGCTCAAACTCTTTGCCACTATGGCGGAATGGTTCAGCCAGTACGCCTGCTTTGGTTTCGACCAGATAGGAAACAGGACGACCGTAAGGGGTCATTTCGATCCCGTGTCTAATGATATTTCCGTTTGATAAACGGCTTTCATTGACCTGAATCGGAACTCTTAACGGGTCGATAAGCTGGATAGCAAACCCCCAAGGGCCTGCAGTGGAACCCTCCACTATTCGGATGAACTGCTCACCACTACCAACAACGGTATTAAGGATCACTCGTTTAGCTCTTCGCCAATCAAGACGACCATCAACCGTACAGCTTTCACGACGCCCCCACTTCTTGAACGCTTTTTCAACTGTAGCGTTACCATAGGTATCCAGTGAACCATCAGGCTCTTTACCTCGAACCTGGAGAATGATGCCTTTATGCCCCAATACGTTCTTGCGAACCTCTCGGACAAAGCCACGGGCATAATCGTTATTGCTGATCTGCTCTCGTGACCGGGCAACCAAAACTGAAAGCTTCTGGTCAATCATTTTTCCAATTGGAACCGGTGATGAATCCCAGGTGCTGTTATTTCTGTCAGGGTCTGCAGCTGCAAACAGGCTACGAGATACCGGATTCAATTTTACGAATGGTGTCTTACGGCGTTTCTTTTTAACCTCCGGCTCTGGCTGAGGGCTACGTTTAAAAGGATTCCACATCAGCGCATCCTCACTTTATGTACTGTCAAAAGACCTCGGCCAGACTTCTTACGCTTCTCCTGATTAACCCTATTGAGAAAACGCTGCTCTAACTTCAGCAGGTCACTCAATGGGGTTTTTTCCAGGCTGCGACCTCCGAAAGACAGCTTGAGCTGATCAGAGGTAGCACGGTTGGTTAAAGTCGCCTGGATAGCAGCCAATGCTTTCTCTGCTTCACTTCGTGGGTCATGAGTGTCTAGCGCCGCCAAGTCAGGCAACACTGTCAAGCGACTGGTTAGTGGCTGATAAACATCAGTCCCATCAGTCACACGCAACACAACGCTATATTCCTCAGCTGGCCAACCAGCTGTTTCACTCGCTGGCACAGAGAACAGAAACTCATCACCCTCCGGTGTGCCAACAATGTCAGCTTTACCGGATGCAGAACGCAGATAGATAGTGGCTTCCCACGAACTAGCGGGATAATCTGGATAAGAAAGTTGGAAGTTGACCGACAGACCTGCAGTGATCGTTGTCGGCATTACCATGATTTAGCAAAATTTCCTTTTCGCCGGACTAAACGGCGCTTACGTTTTTTCAACTTAACAGGCTTACGCTCTTCATCGTCTTCCTGCTCTTCTTCTGCCTCATCGGCTACCGATTCAGGTTGAGTATCACCCTCATCATCAATCGGCTTATGTTTCTTGCGATCAAATCGCAGCATTCTTGCTACCATGTAGTTCATACCTTCACAGTCAAGAAAGTGGTTATCCTTATGGATTCGGTTGAAACAGCCTTGTTCTTCGTCGAACTCTTCAGCAACAATCTGCTTACAGTAGTCCTC